AATCTACTTGTGGCACTCCATTAGGTGTTGGGGATGTTGGTGTTGTTGGGGATGTTGGGGATGTTGGTGTTGTTGGTGAAAAAACTGTTGGACTTAATAATTGTGATTGAGCATTTGAATATTGTGTAATTAATTCTGTTAGTTTTCTTAATTCTTTTTCTAATTTTTCTTTTTTTAATTTTCTTGCTGCTCGTTGTATTCCTGTCCCCCATTCATCCGCACCTGCACCCCCTTTATCTAATAATTGATTTATTCTAAATAGTTCTGATGCAACCTTTTCAACTTCTGCGTGTGCAGCTTTTTGCATTGCAACTTTCATTAATTCCTCTCTTTCTAAAGCTAATAATTTAGTATGGTCTAAAAGATGAACATTAGATAAATTTAATTCACCATTATATGAATTTACACTTTTATTTAAATCATCAATTGCTTTTATTCTTTGGTTTAATTGGTATCTTTCATCTTTTGCAATCTTAACCAATGATTCATATTTAAGCAGTTGCACTTCAACTTCTCCATTTGCTTTTTTAGTAGCATCTTTAACACCAATAGTAGCAAATTTTAATTCATTCATAATTGCAACCACACCTGCTATCGCACCACCAAATGCAATTATATATGGATTAGTAGACAAAAATTTTAATGCTTTTCCTATTTTACCAATTCCACCTGCAACCATTCCAATCCCAATCATTAATGGTCCTGTGGCTGCAAAACCTGCTGCTAGTGTTGCAATAGTTTTTTGTGTGTTAGGTCCTAAATCTTTAAATTTTTGTGCTAGAGTAGTTACAAATTGAATAACTTTATTTGCAACAGGAAGAAGGGCAACCCCTAAATCCATCATTGCTAACTTAAATTCATTAAATGCTTTTTGTAATTTAAAACCAACTGTTTCTTCAACAATTTTAAATCCATCATTTACAAAACCTGTTGATTTTTTTAAGTCATCTAAAATATCTATATACTCCCCTGTTTGATTCCCCAGAACATTTAAAACACCTTTTAAAGATTGTGATTTACTAAAAAATTCTGATAATTCAATATTTTCTTCTGCAAATCTATCTTTTAAATGAATCAAAGTTTTTTGCAAACCCTGTTCACCTAACATTTCTTTTAATGACTCATAAGTCATGTTAATTCCTGCTAATGCTTTTTCCCCTTTATCTGTTTGTTTTGTAAAAGCCATCATCACACCAGAAATCCCAACTGTTGCAGATGTGGCATCTCCTGTGGTTCTTGTGTAAGTAGAAATAAACGCACCTAGTTCTTCAAATGATATTCCTAAAGTAGCTGCAAATCCTGCTTCTTTTCCAAGTACTTTTGCTAGTTCAGATGATTCAAACATACCTGTTTTCACCATTTTTCCAAATACATCTAAAGCATCAGATGATGACAATACATCTTGACCATAAGCATTTTGTGCTGCACCTGCAACTTTTGCTAAATCTGTTTGTTCACCCAATCCAATTGCAACACCCTTTGAAACTGCTTCTAAAGTTTCCATTGCATTTGCACCCTTTAAACCTGCTGATGTTAAAAAGAATAAACCATCTGCTAAATCTTTTGGTGCTTGTGCAGTTGTTCCTGATAATTCTAAAACAGATTCTTTAAATTCATTTACTTCAGATTCACTAGCACCAACAAGAGTTCTAATTTTTGTTAATGAGGTGTCAAAATCAGCAGCCATTTTTACCGCTGCACCACCTGCTAAAGCAAAAGGAACACTAAAATTTCTGGTAATTGAACGTCCTAGTTTTTGAGTTTGCCGACCAAATTTGGTCATGCTTTTTGACATTTTGTCTAGACCACTTTGGAATCCTTTAGTGTCTGCTTTGAAAAATATAGATACATGTTTGGCTAAACTCATTTTTTATTTTTTGACTTGTGAATTATATAATCAATTTTATCTCTTTCGTTTTTTTGAGATTCTTTTTTTTCCCAATCAAACTTTATTAGTTTTTGTAAACTAATTTGTTCACTTCGTTTTCTTTGACTATTAATTAAACAAACTGTTTGGAATCTCATTCGTTCCCATTCTTGACGTTCTTGTTGGTCTATTAATGTAAAAAATCCATCACACTTTAACTGAAAAGATTTTGGTGTCATATCCCAAAAATCATTTTCTTTCATATTAAGTTTCCCCAATGCTATTTCAAGTAAGGATTCGAAGGTTTGGGGGGCATTTATTTTACCCCCTTCGCCTTTTTTTCCTCTTTCCCTTTGCTCATTGATTTAGTAAATAAATCCATTGTTTCTACCAAAGCATTTTGGTCATCATCTAACCAATCTGCAACATCATCTGTTGTATAATTAAATGCAACTTTTGATTTTCTTGCACCATGTTTTAAAGCACAATAAACCATTGATATTGCAGTTGATATTGGCATATCATTCCCCATTTTACTAATATCGTTTAGTGTCATGTTACATAAATCACACCATTCAGATAATGTAGCAAAGCCAAAGTGAACAGGTCGCATTTGACCACCAATAGCCAGTTTGTTTAATTCTTTTGTCATACTATATAATTTTTGTTCAATATAGTATTAAAAACAAAGCTAAACAATACTATTAGTTTGCAACAATAGTTAATGCCCCTGAACCCTGTAAACTTATAGAATAAGTAGCAGCATCTTCATTTGGTGCATTTAAAGAACAACTTGTGATATATGCTTTTCCTGTATATTTAAAATCACCTGTTGTGTCTGATGCTTCATTAAATTCAACATCAACTAATGTTCTTGCATTTAAAGCACTCATTATATCATCTGGAGCATTTGCTTCATCTGTTGTGTAAAATGCTTCACAATCCATTGTAAATCCTGTTGCAGCTGGTAAATAAGATTTTCTGTGAGCCGAATCCTTGTTAGTTGTTTCAAAAGTGTCTAGTGTAAAATTTACTGAACAACTTGTTGAAGCCCCTAATAAAGTTGCTCCGCCACCGCCTGATGGGTCTATTGATAGAACTAAGCTAGTTCCGTTAAAAATTCCTGTTGTCGCCATTTTTTTTGTTTTTATTAATTAATCTTCAAAATTTGTTTTTTCAACCTTTGGTTTTTGTTTCTTTTTTGTTTTTGCTAATCCATGTTCATCTTCAATCCAACCTTGATTTAAATAATTTATATATCCTTCTTTATTTATAGGACCATATTTATCACCTTTTTTTCGATTGGTGTTAGGTATATCTTTGATAAATGTTACTGTGTATTTTTTCATAAGTTATGTTTATTTAGTAAATAATCTTTTATTCTGTTATATTGACCACCGCCAAAAGTTAATTTTTTATCAAACATTACACAATCAAATAAATCAAATGTTCCTAAACCACCAGAGGTTATTCCAAACATTTTAAATCTGTAAGTTCCTGCACCTGATGCAGAATAAGGGTTGTAAGTTGTTTTTGATTGATATAAAACATCACCTAAAGGGTCAATAATTTGGTACTCTCCAGATTCATCACCAGTTTTGCCCCAAGAATAAGCAATGTAAGTTTTGTTTTCAAAAGAAGGAACACTTGTTCCCCCTAAATTTAATGCTAATTGACCACCTATTTGAATAAAAACGTAATTAGTTGCTTCAATATCTACCATTCTTATTGAAGATGAACTAACACCTCCACTAATTGCAGGTGCAAAAATTGGAAAAATTGTTGTATTATTAACCGCATTTTTTTTCAATACCATAAAAATAGTACAACCATTTGTAAAATTAATTCCATCTGTTGCTGCAACTTCTAGTCTTGCTTGAGGGTCTGTGCCTGATTCTTGGTCAAATCTTAAAGCACCATCTGTTCTATATGTTGGTTTTGCGGATGCACCTGATTCTGAACCCTGTGTTAAATTTAAACTTGAATCTCCTGCACCACTATAAGCTAAAGCAATTGCATTTCCATCGCTAGTTGGTAATGTTCTAACTGTTGAATTTGTGCTTAATAAACCCTGTATTGTGCCACCATACCAAGCATAAGCACCCATAGATGAAGGATTGTTTAAAAATCTAACATCAAATTCAATATACTTTTCAAACACTCTTAATTTTTCATCAAACAAATCAAAACTATTATCAAAAAACACTTCTTGAATCCAATAACCTTCAACAATTGAACATCCCCCAGTTTGTGGAACTCCTGAAATTCCAGTTTCAGGAATTGCAAAATCAGTAACATCTTTATATTTTTCTAAAGTAGAAATCACAATATCAGCTATATTTTGAACTGATGAATAAGTTTTTCCATGCACACCAATAACAATGTGTGCTTCAGTTTTTTTATGCCTTCTGTCTTTTACATAAATAGGGTCTTGTGAATTTATTTCGTACATCAATGCAGGATAATCAACATTCTGCGGAATGACCGAGGGAAATATTCTAGTTGATGTTTCTGCAATCAAATCAGTTTCACTAGATAATATTTTATATATAGCTTTTGATAAACTCATTTCCAATTTTTTTCTAATACATCTCTAACTAATTTGTCAACAATTCTTTTTGTTGCAATATCTTTGGTTGAATTAAATGCAGGTGTTATAAAATCATTTGCTTTTGTTTCTCCACCACCTCTTTTTTTATGTCCTTTTACAACCCAACCAATATAGTAACCATCATTTTTTATTTTTTTTGCAAAACCATATCTAGTTTTTTTTTGAACTTTTGCACCAACTGTGACTGATGTTGCACTAATTCCGTCCATTCCTGATTTTCCAGTTATTGTAGCAATAGATGATTTTAAATTTCCTGTTTTAATTGGTGTTCCTATTTTCATTGCTTTTCTTGTTGGAATAGCCCCATGCCTTAATGCCTTCAATAATGTTCTTCTTTTTTTAGCATCTTGCATACTGTCTTTCATTATTCTTTTTACTTTCTCTAAACCTTCAACGTCAATTGAACCCCCAATTCCTGCACCGCCATATTTATTTGATGTGTACTTTGCCATATTAATCTAATCTTCCGTCATCTTTAAATGAACAATTAAACACTATTCCTTTTCCCCTTCCATTGTATTCTGTGCTTTCTAATTCCCAATATTTACTTAAATAGTAAATTTGAAATTTTCTTTGCGGTGAAATACTTGCAGAATCTAATTGCAAATCAGAATCCCAACGAACTAAAAAAGCAACTTTTAAAGTTCCTGTCACAGTATCATCTTCAACTTTTTCTGTTCCTTTATGTGGAACAATTTTAGACCAAACACTTTTTAATGTTGACCTACTATTTGAATAACCACCATAAGAATCTTGCGTTCTTGTTAATTGATAGATAGTTATATAAGTATCTAATTCACCTGCTTTTAATAAACCTTCTTTCATTAGTATTCAAAAATTCTATATGGTTCTAATAAAAATTCAGATGTTGTTGGCATTCTTTTTACTGTATCTTCTCTCTTTTCATATAAACTTCCAATTATTAACAACACCGCTTGTTTAATTGTTTCTGGAACGTCTGATGCACTTGAACCATAACCATTAACAAAAGTTATTTTAATTGCATCTGCTCTAGCATATAAACTAGGAAAATTTTTTCCATCCGCAACTTCTATAAAACCTTTTTGATTTTCAGGTTTTACAACATTATAATTTGAAGATGCCCAAGTTTGTAAAGAATTATCAGAATCATAATATTTTATGTGACTAACTGAACTTATTGGTGCTTTAGGTAAAAGAATTTGTGCTAAACCTGTATATGGCGAATAATAACCACCAACAGGATAAGTGTATGATTTTAACAAATTAGATGTTGTTCCTAAAGTTGCATTTGAAACAAACACATCATTCCATGCTTCCATTGTCATTTCATAAGTTGATTCAGTAAATGAACCACCACAATACTTTTCCGCATAATATTGTGCAACTTTTATTAATGTTGCTATGTAAGTATCTTCCGCAGAATGTGTAACTCTTAAATGTGTTTTAGCTTCAGCAGTTGTTAAAATTTCTGTTCCTGTTGTTGTTTTGGTTAGTCTAGCCATTATCTTTTTTTGTATTAAAAAATAAAAAGGAAGGGCAAAAACCCTTCCCCCTTATTTAAATAAAATAATATTAATTATGCTTCAGATAACTGAACAAATGCAGTATCATTTTGAACCGCATTTCCATCAACAAGTGATGTCACAACCATTCTTGCTTCTCCTGTTCCTGCGTTTGTGTATGGGTCAAATAAAATATCTAAACCTCCAAACTGTGCAATGTGACATTTTGAGAAATCTCCAAATAAAACGTGTGCTTTATCCGCAGTTCCATCAGATGCAACATTTCCTGAAACAAATGAAAAATATGAATTTACAGACTTGTCTATATTGTCATATAAAGCAGATACACCAGTAACTTGAACCGCAGTTTTTGCAGCAGCATAAGCATCAGCATCCATTAAATATGCCATTCTTGCACCCTGTAAATTAATACCATTTGCAATTAATGTTTGTTCCATACTAACCGCACTAGCAGCAGAAAAAGCAGTTGTAGGACCAGTTGCAGCATCTCTAAAGATTGATTCAGGACCATTTGAAACATCACCATCAGATTGTAATAATGCACTCTCTAAAGTAGATGCAATATTAGCTGCCATGTTTCTTCTTAAAGCAGCTTCAAGACCAGTGTTTTGTGCCATTGCTTCAGCAGATACATTAACAATAGAAATCATTTTCTTTGGTGATAATGTAATTGAACTTGCAGTTCCATTTGCAGCAGGTGCAGAACCACCAGTTTCAGCAACGAACCCTGAATTTATACTTGAAAAAACTGGAAATTTCATGTTGTTTAGACCACCATAAAAATTTGCCCCTGCACTAGCAAGAACCAAATTGTTTTCTAACTGGTCTGTCCATGACATAACTTCAGTTGCATTTCCTGCTGATGTTGCAACCGCAGCTCTAGTTGTTAAAACTGATGATGGTATTCCAATCCCTTTAAATGATTGACCTGTGTATCTAGCTTCATTTCTAGCTTCTTGGTCCATCTCTTTAACAAGTCCCTCCATTCGTCCTGAATATGCTTGTTTCATAGCATCTTGAAAGGAATAATCTCTTATTTCTTTAGATTCTTTTGTTGAAACTGTACTTGTAGATTTAGATGCAATACTTGCATTTAATTTCTCCATTCTTTCTGACCTTTCAATTTTTTTGTCTAGGTCTTTAATTGTAGAATCAAACGCATCAAATTCGTTTGTTTCTTCTTCTGTTAAGTCGCGCTTTTCTTCTTTTGCCTGACTTACAAGAGTTTCCATATTTTCAATAATGGTTGCTCTTTCTTGTTTAAAATTTAAACTATCCATTTTTTTTGTTGTTTTTAATTATTTTTAATTTTAATTCCATCAGGTTTCGTTTGTGCAAATCCTGTTTTATTTTTTGATTTTCGTGTTTTTCTTTTTGTAAATTCAAATTTCTTTGTGCTACACTTGAAACTTGTGCGGTTGCTTGAGGGTAAGCAGGGATTGTTACAGGAGATACGTCTATCAAACGAGCAACTTTTTCAATTGTTCTAATGTGTTCACCATCTTTTCTTTCCCATGAATCTTCTTCAACTATAAATCCAAATGATGATTGTGAGATGTTTCCTGCCCTTAAATTAATCAATAAATCATTTCCGTATGATAAACCTTCAGGAACATCAAAAGAGTATCTTAGACCTTTCGAATCAACACTTAAAGTCAATGAATTATTGTCTGTTCTGGCTAAAGGATAATTCATATCGTGATTTATTAAAGCTACAACAGAATCTTCCATAACACCATCAAATGCCCTTTCTGAAATTAATTCTCTAAAGCCACCTAGATTTTCTGATAATGAATTAAAAACAGAAGCATAACCAACAACCCTTCTTTCATTGTCTTGGTCTAATCTCATTTCAGTTGTAATAAAAGTTCTTCTTTCAAATCCTTCTTCTTTAGTTAAACTTCTATACATATCTTCATCATGGTCGCCTTTTGCAACTTCTTCTTCTTCAATTACTTCTTCAACCATTTCTTCATCTTCTTCATATTCTTCATCTTTTAAATAATGAATAACATAATGTGTTTCCGTTTCTTCAATTTTATCAATGTGCCTTTTATCTATTTTTTTCATATCAATATTTTTTTCTTCTTTTTCTATTTTTTCTAATTTTCTTTTTGACCATGTCCTCATGCTTTCACCACCCCACAATAAATAACTTATTGTTCCACATGCTTCATCATCAGAAGGATTGTAATATTCTTTTGCTCTAGACAAATAAGAATAAACTCTTTTTAAAACTGACAATGAAAATCCTCTTTTTGCAACTATATCTTTTGCACGATTTTTTCCAACCAAAGTTGCACATTTATTTCCTTGTTCTTTATTAAGTTTTATTCCACGTTTTGCGTTATTAACCGCAGATTGTGGATAGTCACTATAAGTTTTCGCCATCTTCTGTATTTCTTTTTTGTCCTGCTTCACCTAAATTTAAAGGAACATAATGTTCATCTAAACCTTTTACTCTATTTAAATCTTCAAATTCTCTAATTTCGTTAGCAGATAAAACCCCTATTTCAAACAATCGTCTATAATAATCACCTCTCGAATCAACATCTGCTCTTAATAATTCTGAAACTCTAAACTTGACATAAGAGTTTTTTTGTTCATTTACAGAAAATATTTTTCTGTTAAATTCCTGTTCAATATTAACTAAATATGGCATCAACGTATAAGTAACAAATTCAATTGATTGTTGTTCAATGTTGTTGTTTGTACTTCGTTCCAAATCCATTATCATATGTGGTTGAACTCTAAATATTCTGGCTATTTCTGAAATTGTGAATGACCTATTTTTAACAAATTCTGCATCTACTAATGGAACAGAAATTGGTTTGTAATTTACACCACCTTCCAGAACCGCAGTTTGGTGTGATTTATAAACACCACCAAAACGATTGTTCCATGATGTTCTTAATCTTTGTGCAGATTCTTCTGTTAGTTTTCCATCAGTTTGCAAAACTCCTGAAAGTATTGCACCATTTTCAAAAAACTTTGCACCAAATTTTTGTGTTGCTAATCCTAAACCCAATGCTTCTCTACATGCAGTAATTGGTGATTTTCCCTTTACTCCATCAAAAGATAATCCAACAAAATGCAAAACTTCTTTGCTTTGATAAACCTTATCTTCATCTTGAATTGTATAATAAGATTTACCATCCGCACCAACTGAAACTTCAACTCTATCTGGTTCAATAATTTTAAAGCTAATAGGTCTACCGCCACCATTTCTTTCAATTAAGGCATAAGCATTTCCATACAATAATAAATGACATACCATAGTGTTCCTGAATTGAAAACTTGTGTAATTCTCTGAAGGGGCATTGTGTAACAAATTCTGTAAGGGTGAATCGTAAGAAATTTGTTTTGCGCCCTGCTTATCTCTATTGTACACATTTAAGGGCAAAGATGCAATCGTAGAAGATATTAAATTAACCGCACTCCATACCGCAGTTAATTGCATTGCTCCTTTTTCAGAAACAGGAACACCAGATGATGCAATTCCAAATGAATCTAAAAAGTTTGTTGTACTTCTTTGTTCTTTTTTTGGAAATAAAAAATCAAATACACCCATAGTTATTCTAGAATAATTATACTATATAGTAAATATTATTTAATTCTACAATAAACTTTTAAAAATTTAATGCTTTTATAATTCCTTTTGATGTTATTGGAATGTCCATTTGGATTCTGGTTGTTTTAATTCCTATTGTTGGAACATTTGCAATACCTCTTTTAACATGACTTTGAAATTTTATGGCATCTTTTTTATTTGCAAATGCTTTATGGGATTCATGTTCAACTGAATCATCATGTTCATAAGTGTTGTATTTTACAATATATACTTTAATAATTTTTAGTTTTTAGTTATTTAATAATTCGGTTTTAGTAATCGGTTTTTTCTTTTGTTTTGATTTTACAATTAAAGATAGGGAAAGGAGGTTGAAACACTACTAACATTCCTCCTCCCCTAACCTGCAAGACTATAATTGTCTTGCAACTACTCTTACATGACCTGCAAACTTCTCACTCCATTTGCTCACTATATCATCAACCTTGCTTTCAAACTTTGTGAAAGAATCATTTGTAGAATCAGACCAAAGAATCCATCCTCCCTGTGCATTGTCTTGTCTTAATGATTGACCACAATCTCTGTTGATGTCTTCTGCAATTTCTTTGTTTGTTATTACAACTCCACACCATCCTGCATCAAGAACTCTTGGTGCATCTTTCTTCCAATCTTCTGAAAGAACTTCCAATGAATCTTTGAAACCATAAAAGTTGTTGATTGTGTTTTTCATTTTTTGTTTTTTGATTTCTTGTGGACATGGAACTGCAAATGTTTTTCTTTTCTCTATCTGTGAATTGATTTTGGTTATGTCTGACAATAACATCTTCCATAGTATAAAAGAATCAACAATAAGTTCTCCCATCTCAACCTCTAATGGTTCATTTGAATTTCTTAAGTCATTGATTATTTTCTCACTTCTTTTGAACCATTCAGATGTTTCTCTGTCTGTTGTTTGGTCTAATGCAAACAACAATCCTGAACCCATCATTGCATTTGACAATTCAAGTGCAGTTCTTCTCAATGAGTTATTCCATTCTTTTTGTTCTCCATTATCTGCTCCTAATTGGTGCAATTCAACATTGTTATAGTTTGAACCTCCTAATGAAAAATCTTTTACATCTAACATCTCCATTTCAAAATTCTTCCATTTGTCATAGTATTCAACACAAGATTTCTTCATATCCTTAAGGACCTTGATGTTTCTTTTCAATGCTTTCTCAATGTTTCTGTTTGACTGAATTTCACATGCTTCATATATTTCAAATTCAGTTGGTGTGCTTGTATCTGTTTGTGAAATACATGTAATGAAGAAGTGAATTAATTGTGCAAGTGTGATAAATCCATATCTTTCAAGTTTATAAGCAACTATTGGACAAGTGAAGTAGTCTGCAAACAGGATTTGAGATGTATGAACTGAACCAAAGACATATTTGTTTGCACCTATTTGAACAAAGTCTGCTTTTAAACATTCTGCAACTGCTTCTTCTTCTTTTCTCCATTCTAAAAACTCATCTCTTTGTTGTGCAGTCTTTATAGTTTCAAGAGTTGCCCAATCTCCTTTCTTTGGAAGATTAGCAACAAAAGTTGATTTCCCTTTCTCAAATCTTTCTCTTGTTGCATCCTCTCCAACAGAATCTATGTTGTTGTTAAATACTATTGATGAATGAATTGCTCCTTTTGTGATTTTTGTAGTGTTCTTTGTAGTGTTCTTTGTAGTGTTCTTTGTAGTGTTCTTTGTAGTGTTCATTTTTAATTTTTTAGTTTTTTTAATTTAGTAACCAACTTTAATTACTTTTAATTTTTTAAGTTGTTGTTTCTGTGTCAAAGATAATACAATTTTCCAAATAATGAAAGAATTTTTCATTTAGTTTGCATAAAAGTGCAAAGTTTTTTCATTTTACTCTGATAATCAAGGCAAAAAAAAATTAAAAAAAAATTGAAATAAGTAAAAAAGATTAATTATTTTTTGT